ATTAAGAATATCTGATTTATTAGAATATTCACCAACAAGAGACGCGTTTATACAAGCTATTGGTGCACATAATGTAGCTATACTTTCAGAAATATCTGAATTATACTTATATGACTTTGGTATATTTATTGAATTATCACCAGATGAAGAAGAAAAAGCTAGGTTAGAAAATAATATACAAATGGCTTTACAGTCTAAAAGTATTGAGTTAGAAGATGCTATTGATGTTAGAAATATTAAAAACATTAAGTTAGCTAATCAAGTATTGAAAATACGTAGACAAAAGAAAACAGCTAGAGATCAGGCTATCGCTCAACAAAATATACAAGCGCAAGCTCAAGCAAACGCACAAGCTTCACAAGCAGCGGCCGCGGCTGAAGTACAAAAGCAACAAGCGTTGATACAAAGCAAAGCACAGCTTGAGCAAGTTAAAGCACAGGTAGAGCTACAAAAGCTACAATCAGAAGCTCAGCTTAAGTTTCAGTTAATGCAAGCAGAAGCTCAAATTAATATGAGATTAAAGCAAATGGAAGTTGAAGCTATAAAAAGCAGAGAAGAAATAAAAGAAGATAGAAAAGACGAAAGAACTAGAATACAAGCTAGTCAACAGTCAGAACTTATATCACAAAGAAAAGAAGGATCTGGACCTAAAAAGTTTGAGTCTACAGGTAATGATATACTAGGTGAAGGTATAGACTTAAACATGTTTGGACCTAATGTTTAACAAATAAATAAAAAACAATGGCAATAGTAACTAATGATTGGACTGGTAGTATAGTAGCATCGAGATGGGTTGATGATGCAAATGCTGAAACACCTGGCAGGGGAAATTACTTTTGTGCTATTGAGTGTATTACAGCTACTACATTTACCGCTTTAATATCTCAAAAGATAGATGATGATAGCGATGGGGAGGCTGAAGATGTAAGTGTTTACATAAACACTGAAGGAACTGACGCTGGTACAGCAATAGTAAGTGGTGATACTTTTCCAGTTGGCACAATACTATATGGTAAGTGGACTTCATTTACTTTAAATAGTGGATCAGTAATAGCATACGAGTGTAAGTAAGAAATTGTACGCGAGTACATATGTTTAATTTTATAATATTATATTATGGCAGATAAAGTAAATATAGACGAAAAAAATGCTGAAGCACCAATGGGTGAAGAAGTTAAAATAAAACCTCGTCTTAAAAAATACAATGAACAAGATGAGCCTATAAAGGTTAATCTTGCTAAAGAAGAACCTGCTGCAGAAGAGCAGGTAGAAGAACAGCCAAAACAAGAAACGCAAGAGGAGCAACCTGTTGTAGAAGAAGTTGTTGAAGAAACAAAACAAGAAGAGGCTGTTGAAGAAACTGAACAACCAGTTTTAGAAGAAGTTAAAGAAGAAGAGCAAGCAACAGAAGAAGTTGAAGAAGTTAAAGAAGCTGTTGAAGAAGCTGTTGCTGAAGCTAAAGAAACTGGAGAGCCACTACCAGAAAATATACAAAAGTTAATGAACTTTATGGAAGAAACTGGTGGTGATCTTGAGGATTATGTTAGATTAAATCAAGACTATAGTAAATACGATGATACAATGTTATTACGTGAATACTACAGGCAAACAAAACCGCATTTAACAAGTGATGAAGTAGATTTTTTAATGGAAGATGGCTTCACGTTTGATGAAGAGGTTGATGATCCAAAAGATATAAAGCGAAAGAAATTAGCGTTTAAAGAGCAAGTTGCCGACGCTAGAGCCCATTTAGACAGGCAAAAGTCTACATACTATGAAGAGATCAAGGCTGGTGTTAAGTTAACGCCCGATCAGCAAAAGGCTATTGATTTTTTTAATAGATACAATAAAGAACAGGAAGAGACTAGCAAGATAACTGGTCAACAAAGAAAAGTGTTTACAGATAAAACAAATCAATTATTCACTGACAAGTTCAAAGGTTTTGAATATAACGTAGGGGATAAAAAATACAGATTTAATGTTAAAGATGTAAATCAAGTTAGAGAAACACAGAGTGATATTAATAATTTTGTTTCAAAGTTTATGGACAAGAAACAACAATTAACAGATCCTCAAGGTTATCATAAATCTTTGTTTACAGCTATGAATGCAGACAGCATAGCAAATCACTTCTATGAGCAAGGCAAAGCAGATGCTATAAAAGAAAGTGTAGCAAAAGCAAAAAATGTAAATATGGAACCAAGGCAAGGCTTGGGTGAAGTAGAAGCTGGAGGCATAAAAGTAAAAATGTTAGGCGATGACTCTAACCAGTTCAAATTTAAAATTAAAAAATAAGTTTAACAAATTAAAATTTAAAAATTATGGCAGCAATTACACCAACAGCAGGCGCTGGAACACCGGGTCTTAACGCGGTACCATCACCTGTGAAGGCGGCTATCTCTACAAACTATTTAGATTTTGCTAGCGGTAGCGGATTGGACTGGTCACAGCAATACTTACCTGATTTAATTGAGCAAGAAGCAGAAGTATATGGTAAAAGAACTATATCTGGTTTCTTAGCAGCAATTGGAGCAGAAGAAGCAATGAGCTCTGATCAAGTTATATGGACAGAACAAGGTAGATTACATCTATCTTACAAAATTACAGGAGTATCTAGTGACACACTAACTATTGGTGCATCAGTTGGAACTTCTGACACAGCAACAGGACACGCTATTAGAAAAGGACAAACAGTTATTATTTCTGATGGTGCATCATCTCCAACTGTATTTAAAGCATATGTTAAAGACATAGGCGGCACAGGTGGAAACTCAACAATTGACGTAGCACCTTACGGAGCTGCAGACGTTGCAGGAGTTTCTGGTATTGATACATCAAGTTTAGCATCTAGTGGTAGAGTGTTTGTATATGGTTCTGAGTTTAAAAAAGGAACATCAGGTATGGGTAATTCAAGCTTTGATGCTGATAATAACCCTGTACAGCCTGAGTTTAAATCATTTACTAACAAGCCTATTATACTAAAAGATCACTATGCAGTATCAGGATCTGATACTTCAAGAGTTGGTTGGGTTGAAGTAAGTGCAGAAGACGGTACTTCAGGATACTTATGGTATTTAAAAGCTGAAGCTGAAACTAGATTAAGGTTTACTGATTACATTGAAATGGCAATGATTGAATCAGAAAAATCTGCAGGTAGTTCTGGTGCGGCAGGTCAGTTAGGTGCAGAATCAGGTACTGAAGGTTTATTTAAAGCTATTCAGGATAGAGGTCACACTACTTCAGGTATCGGCGGTACTAGCGCGGTAGATGATTTAGGATCTTTTGATGAGATACTTAAAAAGTTTGATGAGCAAGGTGCTATTGAAGAGTACATGCTTTATTGTAACAGAGAGGTATCATTAGCAATTGATGACATGTTAGCAGCACAAAATTCTTACGGAGCTAGTGGAACATCTTATGGTGTATTCAGCAACTCTGAAGATATGGCGTTAAATTTAGGTTTCTCTGGATTTAGAAGAGCATCTTATGACTTCTACAAATCAGATTGGAGATACTTAAATGATGTAACATTAAGAGGTCAAGCAGCTTTCAACGACGTCAGAGGGGTGTTAATCCCAGCTGGTACTTCAACAATTTATGATGAAGTAGTTGGACAAAGCATGAGGAGACCTTTCTTACATGTTAGATACAGAGCATCTCAAACAGATGATAGAAGAATGAAGACTTGGGTAACAGGTTCAGTAGGTGGAAACATCACGTCTGATCTTGATGCTATGGAAATCAACTTCCTATCTGAAAGATGTTTAGTAGTACAAGGAGCTAATAACTTCATGTTACTTAACTAATACTTTTAAAAGAGTTAGGCGCTTCGGCGCCTAGCCCTTTTTATTTTTTTTAATATTTAATTTTATTATATCATGGCAAAAAAACAAACAAAAAAAGCGGTAGCTGTAGAAGAACCTATAGTTACTGTAAAAGAACAACCTAAGAAAACAAATTCTTGGGAAATAAAAGATAGAGTCTACTATTTAAGAGAAGGCTTATCACCATTAACTTATACTATAAAATCAAGAGGTATATTTTATTTTGATGAAGAGAAGGGATATGAAAGAGAGTTAAAATATACAATTAATCAAAAAACACCTTTTGTAGATGAATTTAAAGGTGAAGCAAGATTAGGTCATATAGTTTTTGAAGATGGTGTTTTAGAAGTTCCAAAGGAAAAACAAACATTACAAAAACTTTTATCATTATATCATCCGCAAAAAAACAGGCTATACACAGAGTTTAATCCTGTAAAAGAAGCAGAAGATGACATGGTTGGTATTGAGATGGAAATTGAAGCGTTAAATAGCGCTAGAGATATGGACGTAGATAGATCAGAGGCTATATTAAGAGTTGAACAAGGTAGTTCAGTTTCAAATATGACTTCTAAAGAAATAAAAAGAGACATTTTAGTTTTTGCTAAAAATGATCCTAAATTATTTTTAGAATTAGCAAATGATGAAAATGTTCAGCTTAGAAACTTTGGAATAAAATGTGTTGAATTAGGTTTACTAAAGTTATCATCTGATAATAGAAGTTTTACTTGGTCAAGTACTGGTAGAAAAGTTATGAATGTTCCTTTTGACGAGCATCCATATTCTGCTTTAGCTGCTTGGTTTAAAACCGATGAAGGTTTAGAAGCTTACGGCAACTTAGAAAAAAGATTAAATAAATAATAATCATTTATAGAGGTGGTCATCTCTATAGGTGGCCACTTACTATAAAAAAGAAATTATGAGTGTTAATGTAAATTCAGTTTATCAAAGGGTACAGTCAATTGCTAACAAAGAGCAAAGAGGTTACATAACACCTATTGAGTTTAATAGGTTTGCTAATCAAGTGCAGCTTGAAATATTTGAGCAATACTTTTACGACTTAGGTCAGTTTATGAGAGGGCGTGGTAATGATACTAGACATGCTGATCCAGTCGATGGTGTTGAAGAAAAAATTAGTTTATTTGAAGTGTTTGGCACTTCTGTTACTAATGTAGCGGCTGATGGCAAAGACGAATTAATACTTCCAACAGATCTATATAGATTATCTACAGTTTTATTATCACAAATCGAGTGTGAAAAAGTTTCAATAAAAAAATTCAAACAACTAGTTCAAAGTAATATTATACTGCCAACAAACAGCCAGCCTGTTTATGTTAAAAACGCAAATGGCATATTAGTATATGGTGGTAAAACAACATCACCGTATTATGAAGTAAAAGAAAGTGGTGTTACAGTTAACTACATTAAAAAACCTAGTACAGTAAACTGGGCTTACGTTATTGATGCTAATAACGACGCTTTATACAATAGTGCAGGTTCTACTAACTTCGAGCTACATCCGACTGAAGAATCAAACTTAGTTATTAAAATATTAGAACTAGCAGGCGTTGCTATGAAAGCAGGCGATGTTTATCAAGTAGGTGATAAAGAAAATATTGAAGACATACAACAACAAAAAGCATAATTAAATGGCAGGATTATTTCAACAAACACAAGAAAGTTATTATCAGCAAAGTCAAACATTTGATGGCAACGGTACAGCTACGCAGTTTACTTTACTTAATACGCA